GACGGGTCGGGGGCGGGGTACGGGTACGGGGAGGGGTCCGGGGCGGGGTACGGGGACGGGTACGGGGACGGGTCCGGGGCCGGGTACGGGGACGGGTACGGGGCCGGGGCCGGGTACGGGGCCGGGTACGGGGACGGGTACGGGGACGGGTACGGGGCCGGGGACGGGTCCGGGGCCGGGTACGGGGACGGGTACGGGGACGGGTACGGGGACGGGTACGGGGACGGGTCCGGGGCCGGGTACGGGGACGGGTACGGGTACGGGGACGGGGACGACATCATCTCATGACCGCCCCGCTCGACCTCGCGGCAACACGCGAGAGGCTGCTCAAGGCTCGCGCTGAGTCAGAAGCCATCTGCATCGGGAAGCGCAAGTGGACGATGTGCGTCCCGGGGCGCCCCGACGACTCCGACATCATCTTCGCGGACGCGCTCGACGCGGCGGACTCCCTCATCGCGCGCTGCGAGGCGGCGGAGCGCAAGTGCGAACTGATGCGGGGGTTGCCGCCCACACCTACAGACTGGAAGGCGTTGGTAGAAAAGCTGGAGCATGCAGAAGCGTCCGCTGCGGCGATGGATGCGATTCTGCGAGGCGCTGGACGAGTGGAAAGGAGGGGCGCGGACGTGAGCGAGCATGAGGAGTACCGAATAGCTGTTCCCGTAGAGGGTGTCTGGCTCGTGCGCGAGGGTGCTTACGCCGTGGTCAAGGTGGAGATTCGAGGCCAGTGGTACGAGATCATCCGCGAGCACGCCGAGGGCAACTTCTCGCACATCACCGAGCCGGGCGGAATCCGAAGTGCTGTCCGGGCAGCCCCATGAGCGCCCAGCCTGACGCGCGGCTTGAAGAACGGATTAGAGCCGCTGTGAACTCTGCGAGCGCAGAGAACGCATCGAACACCCCCGACTTTATCTTGGCCAGCTACTTGATCGCATGCCTTGACGCCTTCAACGCGGCTACGAACGCTCGCGCCAAATGGTACGACCCTGACGCCCCGGAGGTGATGCCGTGAGCGTCCGAGTGATCTTCTCGTGCGGTGGATGCGATGCTGTGGTCGAAGGCACCAAGTGGCTCAGTAAGCGGTTTGAGTCTCTATCGGGCCGCGACCACGGATTCGGAGGTCCGGTGTGGGACGTGCGCGTGGAGGACGTGGTGCCCGAGGGGTGGGTCGCGTTCGACCCATATACGTACTGCTGCTACTGCCCCACGTGCTGGGCGGGGATCACCGCAGACAAGGAGCCGGCGGGACATGACTGAACCAAAGGACCCTCGCCACGACGGGCATTGGACGAGCGAGGGATACACCCAACGCATGACGGCCGCCGAGTGGAGGATGATTCTGGCCTGCGAACTTGACAGCCCCACCGTGGCCGGAAGGCTAAGACGGCTCAAGGCACGTAGCCTCGGGCATGGCTTCGTGGATGTCTACAAGGAGCCGCTTGATGCCTAGCCCCGCGCGCGACTACGCCGACGTGGCGAGGGAGTGGCTTGGCAGTCTTGCGACCATGCCCGGCGCACCGGAGTGGGATGGTTGGGAGCACTGCGTGGGCGATCTCTCCGCCCTGCTCGCGCGCGTGGCGGACGAGGCGCGGGTGGAGGAGCGCCACGACATCCTGCGTCGCATGGGCTGGCTCGCCGAGACGGAAGGCATGGACCCAGCCGACCACTTCAAGCGCGAGTTTGAGAGGGCGGGCCGTGTCGGCGCGCTTACTGAACGAGAGCGGTGCGCGAAGGTGGCGGATGAGATGCTCGGAAACCCAACTCCAGATGCGTGGCCTAACGTGCATGATGCTGAGGCGTGGAATGGAGCGTGCCTGCGCGTCGCCGCTGCGATCCGTGGAGGCAGATCGTGAAGGCGCTCGCGCTGTCGGCATCGCTCGCGTCCAAGCTGGCGAGCATCGTGGTTCACGCTGACGAGATGATGTCGCCCCTCGGCCAGGGCTGCGACCGCATCGCGCTGGAGCAGGCGATCAACGACCCGGAGGTGAAGGAGTGGATCAACGCACTGGGGCCGCTCGCTCCGGTGAAACGGTATGAGGCGGAGATGGAGGAGAAGAAGCCATGACCCTCCTGCTGCTCGCGGCCCTCACCGCTCTGACCCCGCAGGGGGACCGTCTGACCCTCATGCGCGAGTGGCGGCCCCGGCTCGACGTGCTCTCGATGCTGGGCGAGGGAGCAGCACAGGCGTACCGCATCGCCTTACGAACGCAGAGTTCCGAAGCGTGGTTCACCTTCGCCGCCGACTGGGACTCCACGGTACGATGGCCGGCGAGGCAGACCATCGCACTCGACCTCAAGGATGGCCGGATCTTCGAGGCGAGCGTTATCATGGCCATGAGCCCGCGCCCCGAGTGGCGGCCGATATTCCTGGGGCAGTTCAGCCGGGAAGTGGACCCCGGCGATCTGGAGCACGGCCGTACCGGCGACGTGGTGCTGCTGGTTTCCTTCCCGAAGCCTGATCTGGCGCTCCGGGACATCAACGGCGTGCGGGTCGTTCAACGCAGCCGGGCCACCGCACTGGCCCCTGCAAGCGGAGGAGCACCATGAAGCGGATGATCGTGGTGGTAGCGTTGCTCGCCTTGATGAGCCCGGTGACCGCATCGGCGCTCGACTCGTGCGATAAGGCCGCCAAGTTCGGCTGGCACTCGCTCTACTGGAACACCGTGTGCGCGTTCGACATCCTGATCGACTGGTAGGATGATTCGCACGCCGATCCGCAGGAAACTCACGCCGTCCATCAAAGAGCTAGACGACATGGCCCGCACGCTGGTCATGCTGCGGGCCAATGCCGGACTGGCGACGGACGAGGGACGCAACCAGTGGTACGGAGCCTGCCAGCGATGTCTCAGGACGGGCTGGCTCTCTTGGTGTCACGTCTTCACACGCGCCGCACGTTCGGTGCGCTGGGATGAAGACAATGCTTGGGCATGGTGCCGAGGCTGTCACAGATACATGGACCAGCACTGGGAGCAGAAGCGCGACTGGGTGATTGCCAAGATCGGGCAGGAGCGATTCGACATGCTCAAGCTGCGCTCGAACGGGAGACGGGTGGACCTAGCCGGGATGCGAGTCAGTCTGAAGCAGAGGCTCCAGCAGGCGGGGGTAGCATGAGCGAGACAGCGTCGCAGGGTCGGCCCTCACGCAGTACGAGCCGCCGAAGCCGAAGAAGCGCAAGAAGCCGTAGCCTGGTCTACGTCGAGTGGCTTGACTCGTTCGGGTGTTCCTCGGATTGGCAGCCACTCGACGGCTGTAGCGCCCAGGCGCTCGCTTGTAAGTCGGTCGGCTGGCTGGTCTACGACGGCCCCGACTGCAAGGTGGTGGTGCCCCACCTCACCACGCCACACGCGAACACCATCGGCCGCCAAGGTTGTGGCGACATGACCATCCCGACCAAGGCCATCGTGCGAATTGCCAATCTGCGCGAGCCAGCTAAGAAGGCCCCTTGACAACCAAGCAAGCATTGGGCATATCTTGTGGACGAGGACTGAGCCGTCCCTTGGGACGGGGTAGGTCTTCCCTTGACCCCTTCGGCTTGCGCCGAAGGGGTTTTTTTCTACCGGGGTCCTTGGACTATCCCCGGAGGGCCGCCGCCTCATGTAGCTGGTTGACACCATGGACGTGCCAATGACAGGCTTGTTTGTGTGCGGGGGACGGGATTCGAACCCGCAAGGGTTTGGACCCACTCGCGTCCAAGGCGAGTGCGTTTGCCTGATTTCGCCACCCCCGCACACTTCCATCGGCCAAAAAAAAGACACGGGACAACCCGCCTTCATCCGCGGGGTCCCGTGTGCGTGATTGGTGGACTTTCGTCGACGCGCGTGCTCAGCGCCCTGCCCGCACTGCGGCCACGACCATCCCGCACAAGTTCAAATCTCGATCATAACTTGCGGCTGCTACTGCTTGGAGTCGATAGGGTCTCTCCCCAGCGGCTTGTGGAGGAAGAGCTTGTAGAGCAGGTGGGACTGAGCCGCCTGCCATGCCGCTCCCGCCAATCCCCCCAGAAGTCCTCCCGCCGAGCCGAAGAAGTTGAAGCCGATCATCAGCTGCGGGTAGTGGTCCAGCGCCAGTGGACCGGCCCAGGCATTGGCCGGCACCGTCGCCCCGCTCAAAGACCCCAAGAGCGTCGGCAGGAAAGCAATCGCCGTCTGGATGTAGGGGATGATCGAGTTGGCGATGAAGACCCTGACCTTGGGCGCACGGGCGAAGACGATCCCCAGGACGGCCAGGAACAGCGGGTTTTGCAGCACTCCAGTGACGTTCTCCATGACATCCTCCTCTGGTTACGGTTCACCCGAACAGTGCCAGCATCGCCGAGACCGCTTTCTCCCCGCCACCGATAGCGACCGACCCCAGCAGCAGAGCCCCGATCATCCAGCGCAGGGTCTTATTGTCGATGGCCAGCGTCGCGGTCGGCTTCACGTCGCCGTTCTTCCGCATCTGCTCGGTCAGGCCCTTGATGGCCAGCGTCGCATCGCCGATCCGCTCCACCGCCGACGCCATGCGCTCCTGAGCATCCACCAGACGGCCGACGTTGGCCTCGACCCTGGAATCATGGACCGCGAGCGCGGTTTTCAAGTCCTCTACCCCGTCCCGAATATGTTCAAGATTGACCTCGCTCACGCGAAGATCTCTTCCGAGTAGAACCAGGTCGCCATCGGCAGGGCTTCGTCCAGGTCGACATGGATGTAGCGACCCGCCTTGTCCACGCCGATACGCTTGAACCCCATCTGGGCGGCGCAGATCGCTAGTCGGATAGCTTCGGTCAGCCCGGAGGTCTTGAGATCGGCGGCAAGTCCTCTCAGGTGAGCACTGTTGGGCTTGCCACCGACCCTGGCATTGTGCTCCGCCGTCCTGAATCCCGAGTTGACCGAGAGAGCCTTGCCCCAGCGGCCTCTCAGCTCATCCAGCTTGAAGATGAACGGAGCCTGCATCCCCGAGAGCCCCGAGCCGGGGAGGTCCTTCGAGTCGAACTCTTCGCTGGAAAACCAGCGGATCTTGCTCCATTCGTCAGGGCTCATCCATCCTCCTGATTCGGGGCGCGGGCACATCCATGTGCCACGGCTCTCATCGGCCCCGCCGTTGCGCCCCGGTTAGTAGCTTCTCTCTTGCGCCGGAGCCGTAGCTCCGCCGACTGCCACTCCAGTTCTGAGAATGTTCGTCGCCAAAGGAGCAATCATGGGGTTGCCCAACGCCCACGAAGCCAGCGCCAGCCTCGAAGCCAGCCCCGGGGGGATGGTAACTCCGGCTTTCACCGGCCCTACCCCAACACCAATCCCCGCAGAATAGGGTTTGACCTCCGACTCAAAGACCGCCCTTGAAACACCGATGGCCTTCTTCTCTATCGCCCTGGCCGCACGGACTCCACGAAGGGTCTTGACGGCGCTTCCCGCCCCCTTGGCAATCAGACGGTCCATGTCCGGAATCGCAGTCGTTGGAAGGCCAGAAGCCTCGGCTTTTAGCGAGGCTGATGCTTGGCGAGCCGCCGCCTTCCTCAGTTCGTCCGCCGCCAAGGGGTTCATGAGCTTGGAGCTTCGCTGGCTCACGCCCATGACCGACCTCAAGAGCAGTTCATCAGAACGATCTTGAACGGTCTTGACCAAGTCGATCATTTCGGTGGTGTCTAGCGGTCTACCGAGTTTCTTCTCCACCGCCTGAACCACCGGAGCAGACACCTGGCCGATGTCGATGGTTTCCCCCCTGGACGTCGCGGCCCGGAGCAGTCCAACCACTTTCCCGGTGGCATCTCTCCTCACCTGATCGGCAGCCTCCGCACCGCCTTTGCCAAACCATCGATTGACCGACGCCCCTTGTCTCAGAGCATCCTCCACCACGGTCCGGAAGTTCTTGACGAGCGCCTTGGAGGGAGCGAGCGCACGGGCCATCTGGGAGCGCGCAAATGCCTGCCCACCGGCTTTCAGGGCCGGGGCTAGGACTTGACCAGGGATTCCCTCCGCTGCCCCGTAGAGGGCGGCAGAGCCAGCTTGCTGGGCGTATGCCTCGGGCAGACCGGAAGGACCCTCAACCCCGAGAGGGCCGGAAAGAGACTGTTCGATGGCCTTGCCTAGAGCCGCCCCACCCATCGCCATCCCGACTGGGACTCCCACCTGCCCCGCAGCCAAGGCCGGGGCACCCAAGGCGGCCCCGAGGGTGGCCCCATAGGCCGGAAGGTTCTTGGCCTGAGAGCGGGCGAGCTGCTTCAGGAACCCAGGTCGAGCCCGGACGTGCTCCTTGACCGTGACAGCCGGGCTGGCATTGGCCTCTGCCCATGCCTCATCGGCCGGGATGGCGTTCGCCTTGGCCCACGCTTCGCTCTTGTCGGCCATCTACTTCCTCTTGAGCCCCGCGGCTTCAGCCTCGGCCACCTTGTCCGGGGCGACGTGGTACTGCTTGCCGTTCTTGGTTAGCATCAGCACCGTCGTGGGTTGTCCCGCCACTCCAAACGGCATCGGGTTGGGACCGATATTCACCGCACCCGACGGGGGAGCGCCTGGGACCAGAGGATTGGAAGGCCCCATCGCTCCAACTTCGTTCACGGCATTCAAGCGGATGTTGGTGTCCCTCCGTCCGATCAAGAGCCCCGCCTGAATCCGGTTGAGGCTCCAGTTGGGATCAATCAGGTGACTCGCTTCCTTCAAGTGGGCCTCTTGAGGTGCGTAGCCTCCCGAGTAGACGGCAGCCATCTCCAGCCTCCAGGCGGCGATCTGGCCCTCCAGCTTGGTGGCCGCATCGGCGGCACCCGGCCCCCACGCGCCATTCTTGATGGCGTTCAACTGCATGCGGTTGGCAACCGTCACAGGAGTACGAGGCGGGGCGTTCCTCTGGATCTCCCCCACCAGTTCGTTGATGAAGTCCGCCGTGACCATCGCGTTCTGAGCCCGCTGACGTAGCTGAACCTGCTGCCCCTGGTTCAAGGTCCGGACGAACTGCCTCACGCCGTGATAGTCGAGCCCCGCCTTCATGGTGTTGAACTTGGGATCGATCTTTCTCACCTGTCCAACGATGGCGCCCCACTGTCCCCTTGAGAAGCCGGTCGGATCGGGAGCGACGGTCCCCTCGACGATGCCCTGAGCCACCGAACCAGCATCGAACTGAGCGAAGGCCCCGCCCGCAGGACGGGAAGCTGAAATCCTGGCCTGCGTTATTTGGGCTTCTCGATTGAGGCGGTTCTGCTCGGCGGTAAAGGCCCGGTCTGCGTTCTGCTTCACCGTGTCGTAGGTGTTGTGCAGGCTTTCGAGCTTGGTCCTGGCCTTGGCCTCGGCTTCAAAGTCGCCCGCCTGCTGGGCAGCATCCGCCTTCTTGTTCCACACCTCCCTGAGCATGGAAAGATTTTGGGCTCTCGCTTGGAGCAAGGTCGCCCGGCTCTGCTGGACCTGCTCCTGGCCTCTCTCCCCAAACACCGGATTCTGAGACAGCACCGAGGCGACGTTGCCGAACAGGGCGGGGATCAACTGCTCGAAAATGTTCAGTTCTGGTTGAGGAGCCTGGGCAGCGGTCTGGTATTCCTGCCCCGCGGACTGCGCGGATTGAGTCGCAGCCAGAGTGCGGGCCGCCAGTTCTTCCTCCTGCTGGCGGCGGAGCGACTCGGCCAGTGTGGCAGGGTCCATCCCCGCCAGCGTGCCGACGATTGATCCTCCCTGAACCATGTTATCGCCTCAGTCCCAAGTGACGCCCTGACCGGGCAACCCACCGCCTCCACCGCCCCCATACTTCATTTTGAGCCACTGGGACAGCAGAGGCCCGAAGGCCGATAGCCCACCCGCGAAGAGGTTGGTGCTCTGGGAAGGTCCCTGGCTTCCGGCCAGGGCCGCAAGCTGGGCCTGGATGTCCTGGTCCGCCTGGCTGCCAGCCGTCTGGTAGGCCGCAGTCCGCAACCCCGCCTGCTGGCTCCCCACCAGACTCGGCAGCAGGGACGAGAGCACCGCCCCCGTCCCCGTCGTGCCGATGCCACGGGCCGCGAGCGAGCTGGCAAGGTTGCCAGAAGCCTGGTTCGCACCCGCAGCGATCGTGCCCTGCGCCTGGGAGAAGGCGGGAGACCCCTGGACCTGCTGATAGAGGCTGGCGGTCCTCGCCCCGCGGCTGGCGAGCAGCTTCTGGATTTCCGCCATGTACTTCTTGCGCGGGTCCCCGCCAAAGAGCTTGGACAGGAGCCCGGGCGCGAACGATAGCAGGGCTGACAAGAGCAGTGGGTCCAAGGTCCCTCCTGGTCGTGGGCGAGCATACCGCTCGACGCGGTGAAAGGTCTAGACCGCAGTGGTGCCGATGCTGGTCTGCTGCCACGTCAGGCCAGAGATGGCTGCCGCCTGATCGGTCTTGGCCTGATCGAGCGCGGCGGCGAGGCTGGCGAGGGTCAGTGTCACGTTGGTGACGACACCCTCCTTCTCGGTGACGACGAAGAACGGCCCATCGCCTCCGGGGGCGGCGCGAATCATGGACTTGACGATCATGGTTCCTCCCTAGTGTCCGATCATGACGCGGTTGGACGGTGCGCCGCCGGTCCCCGCGGCTCCGGGGGAGCGGACTTCCACCGCGATCTGAGCGAAGTTGGCGACGATGGCGGTGGACTGCGACATGGTGATGGTTCCCCCTCCCGCCTCGGTCGAGGCGTTGCCGCGCACCCCGTTGGGGTCTCCGGTGACCGCCAGCTCCCCGCGTTCGGTCTGCCCGGTCCCCGGGGTGATGCCGGCGGGCAGCGTTCCTTCGGCGATCCCGGTGCCGTCCCAGACGATACTGGAGGCATCGGTCCCGGTCACGTTGGTCGTGATCGAGTTCGTGTTGGAGGCGGTGTTGACCAGCACGCCCCCGAGCGGGTTGGTCTGGTCCACGTCGCTGAACGAGGCGGAGAAGAACATGACGTGGGCGGCGGCGGTCAAGGTCACGGTGATGGTATCGAGCCCCGAGGCGGGAGCGATCAGGTACCAGAGTTCTTCCTGCACCACGATGCCGTCGATCACCGCGTCGTTCAAGACCGAGATGGAGGGGGTGAGTGCGGTCGCCCCCAGTGTGATACCGGAGACGGATGCTCCGTTGTTGTTGACATCGCCGATGGTGACGCCCACCAGCAGCAGCCGGTTGGCCCCGGCACCGATGGTGTGCCCGGCGGCGACGGTGGTGTTGTTGCTGGCGACGTTGCCGCTCTGAGCGTCGAAGGTGGCCATCAGGCGGGCTCGTTCAGGGTCTGGATGGCGAGGTTCGTGATGGTCATGGTGTTGGAGGCATGGGAGGTGCCCCACTGGGCGGTGATTTCGATCTGCTGAGTCTTGGTGGTGTCGATGGTGGCGGTGGTGGTGTTGACCGCCTGAGGGAATGCCGCGTTGCCCTCGGGGAAGACCGACATCTGACTCATCACCGTCCCGGTCGCTCCGGTGGTGCGGCAGGTGATGATGAGCGAAACCATGAACTGATCGTCCGAGGAGGCGGTGGCGAGCGTGCCGGCGGTGGTGTCGCAGAGCAGTACCGTGGTGGGAGTCGAGTCGATCAGCTTGGCACGGATTCGCAGCGCGTGCCCGGCCACGTTCGAGCAGTAGCCGTAGAGGGTGACTTTGACCGTCTTGCCGACCGTGTACCAGTCGGCGGGGAGGGTCTTGGTCCCCTGTCCGGTGCCGACGATGCTGGTCTCGGTGATGCTGCTGGGGCCGTAGGTGACGCTGTTGGTCTGAGTGAACAGGGTCCCGTCGAGCGACTGCTTGATCGCGTTGGGGAAGCCGATGAGGGCTTTGCGGGCCGAGTCGTTGTAGATGTCTCCGGTGGCGGGAGTGGGTGCAGTGCCCGCCGTCAACGTTGCCAGTGTGCTGGTCAGCTTGGTGACTGTGAGCCGGTCGGTGGCGAAGGTCATGTCGGCATCGTCGGTCAGGATGCCGGCCGTACCCGCGAACGGCACCCGCGTGGCGGTCAGTGCCGAGGCGGAACCGGCAACGATCATCGCGTAGTCCGGGAAGGTGTAGGTACGCGCCGCGGTGTTGGAGATGACGATGTGACTTGTCCCCACCGACCCGCCGAGGACGAAGCGCAGCTTCTTGCTGGTCGTGGTGTTGTCCTCGAAGGCTACTCCTGCGCCGCCGACCGTCGTGCAACGCAGCGTGTTGGCGGTGGTCCCGAAGGTCTTGTTGGTGATGCCCGTGACGGTGTTGAGGCCGGTTAGCACCGTGCCGCCGACGCGCGGGAAGATGAGCGAGGCGTTCAGGTCAGGATTCCCGTCCACCTCTAGGAAAAGGACGCTCCCGGAGGCGGCGTCCTGCAACTGTCCCCAGGCGAGTCCAAACGCGCCATCGATGGGGATAGAAAACGGGATCGTCCCGACCAACGCGCCGCCGAAGGTAGGTATGTTCAGGGACGAGACGCCGAATGGAGTGAACGTATCCGTAATATCCCTGACCTGAAGCACGTCCACGCTCTGGCTCGCGTGCGGCACCAACTTGAGCAGGACATCCGAGGCGGTGTCGTTGTCGATCACCTGCGGCTTGGTGAAGGTCTGAGCGAGATTCACCATCGCAAAGGTGCCGGCCGCGGTCGCGGGGAAGGTGAAGACGTTCGTTCCCGCCGCCAGAAGGCCGCACTGGAACTGGGCGATTCCTACCGCGTCGTCATCGACGATGTTGAACAGGCTGTCGGTGACGCTGACCGCGCTGGTGGTGGTGATGGGTCCGTGAAGCACCGCGTCCTTGTCCACCCACAGCGTCTTGACCGCGGCCGTGTTGTACCACTGAGTCAGATCCCCGGTCTGCACCGTCGCCGAGGTCTTGCCCCTGAACTTGGAGAGCACCGTCGCCTGGCTGGCCCCGGCCCCGGTGTTGTCCACCTCCAGCGTCGGCCCCGCCCCGGCCGAGTTGGCGTTGAGCGTCAGCGACCCGCCATACAACTCGACGTTGGCGAACCCCGCCCCGGTCAGGACCGTCAGCCCGGCACTGCTGCCGTAGCTGGTGTTGCGCTCGACCACATAGAGGGCGTCGGTGAAGATGGAGGTCGTCTGGCCCTGACGGATCATCGCCGAGCGGCTGCTGATCCCGGAGATCCCGGCGATCGGCGGATTGTTGTAGGCGGTCAAGTCCAGCACGTCGCCGGCGGATGTGCTGTCAGAACCGAGCGCCACGGTACCCCCGGCGCGTCCGGCGAGCAGGAAGTACTGGCTGTGGTCGTCGTCCGAGAGCCCGAGCAGGCTCCCGTGGTCAGTCACCGTGGCGAGGTTGGCCCCCGAACCGTCCGGGATCTGCCCCTGCTGGATGCGGGCGAAACCGCGCGAGCTGTCCCGCAGGTAATAGTCGATGCTGGAGAGCATGCTGCGGAGCCGCGGGTGGAAGGTCGGGGCGTCCGGAGACGGCAGGCTGCTGGGGGCCACTCCAACGTAGTCACGCATGGCTATCTCCCGCTATCCTCAATGCCCCAACCCTCGCCGTCGATGATGAGCGACTCCTGCGCGAACGACGACGCCGTGACGTAGGCGGTGACGACCATGCCTTCACCCATCGCGTTGAACGGGACGCGGTGAAGCGCCTGACCACCGAGCGTGATGCTCTTGGCTCCTAGCGCCGAGGCCCCCGCGTCGTTGGTCTTGGCGACGTTCACCGTGTAGGAGATGGTGGGAGAGCCGGAGTAGGACCCGACCAGTCCGTAAAGCTCCTGCATCCGCCACTCGTTCCCGAGTCCGCCCAGGTACATCCGGCGCGTCGCGTATCCCAGCCGGTCGTCCTGCGCCGGGATGGTGGTCCCGGTCTCGCGATAGACCATCCCCGCCCCAGCGGCGGTCGCCGTCCCCCCATACCCCAGGAACACGTCCTGCGCCCCCGATGTCCTGCGTGCGGACCACGCCGACTCCAGCGAGGCCCTGAGACTTCCGGCCAAGAGGAAGTTCCGCACGTTGACCGGCCCCGACACCTTGGGATTACCGTTCACCAGATGCTCCGAGGCATAGGACAGGTGAAGACAGCGGTAAGTCTCGTTGGTGATGGCGTCGTTCCGGTAGTAGAACAGGAGTTCCTGGCGGTCGCGGTCGTTGACCAACGCGATGCCGTTGCTGGTCGAGGTGCGTGAGATGATGTCGGTCCACACCAGACCGTCGGTGTAGGTGTCGAAGCTGTACCCGTCGGTCGCGTGAATCCCGTGGTCGGAGACGAACGCCAGCAGTTCCTGACCGCCGTCTCTGGAGAACGTGCAGGCGCACATCTCGTTCACGCACCCATACTGGCGGGAGATGGACTCGATGGCTTTGCCGCGGTCGAAGGATGAATCCCGCTCGCTCGGCAGGTAGTTCGCCCGGAAGCATGCGGTTTCTAGCAGAACGACCAGCCGGTTGTTGACGACCTTGATGTTGGTCACGCGGTCGTTGTCCCGGGTCTCGAAGTCCAGGAAGTAGGTCTCGGGGAAACTCTCGGGCTCTCCAGCGGCCGAGTAACGGATGACCGCAGGGTTCGTGACGTCGTTGACGACCAAGCAGTCCTCAAACAGGTCGCCGGTGCTGGACGAGGGTGGGAGTCCGTTCTTCCCCACCTGGGCGGTGATGTCTCCAAAGGTGTAGACCACCGACGGGAACTGGATCACCGAGTCCGACGCCCCCGAGTAGTGCGCCCGAAGCTTGGCGTAGTCGATGGAGATGTTGTGCCCCGCGAACCCGTGGTGGAGCACCGCCATGAAGTTAGAATCGAAATCGGTGTCAACGAAGTTGAGGCCGATATTCCGCCCCGGGTCCCATGGGTCGGAGCTTGACCCTAGCGTCACCGTCTGGCCCGGGGAGGCGGTGGCGGTAATCACCGCGTACTTGCCGGCCTTCTTGTCATCGTTGACCGTCCCCGAGCCGGGAGAGGTGTTCCCCGGCCGTTGGAAGATCTGCCCGAAACTGCCGTTCACCCCGTCCCGCCCGGCACCGATCAGGGCTCCCATCGTCACGGCGGTAGCCGTCCCCGAGCTGATGAAAGCCTGAAACTCCAACTCGATCCCCCGCACCGCCCCGCCAAAGGCCGTGAACCCAAATCCGTAGATGCCCTGAGCCCCGGGTCCCAAAACCCCGTAGGTCCCGTTATCAGAAAACCACGCCGTGGCCTGCGCACTGGCATCCGCATAGACCTGCGTCAGGGTGTTTACTGCGCTGGCGAAGACATAGCCGGTATTGGCCGTGACTGAGGAATCCACTACCTGAGAGGTCGCCGTCCCCGCCTCAGCGATCATGAACCCGGAGGGGAACTTGGCGTCCGACTCCCGTTCCTTCTTGGGGCTCCGATAGATTCGCCAGTGGGTGGTTATAGCGTTGCGGATCGGCGGCCTTTGGATCAGTGGCGCCTCTGCGGTGGTGCCCACCAGCACCGTGGCCGGGCGGGCGGCGTAGGTGGATTCGAGTGCCAGCTCACTACCGTCCTGCATGAATCTTCCGACTTCCGTGACCCAGTACTCGTAATAGCCGGTGACGGTCTGAGTAAAGGCCGAGGCTACGACTGAGACCTGCGGGGCATTGATGACCGGGGCCATGCCGTGCTGCCTTGAGGTGGGAGTGGTTCCGGCGGCGGTGGCCGAGAGATAAATCACCCGGTTGCTGCCGATATCGCTGGTGGCTGTAGCCGCCACGCCGTTCATCAGGAAGAAGCGGTTCCGGTAGTGGACCACCTCCAACTGCCCCCCGGCGGTGATGCCGGAGACCAGGTTGGAGAAGGTCCCGGTATCCCCCACCGTGGCGATCCGGTAGGAGCCGTCCCCCGCGGCCGACCCGGAGATCATCGCCACCAGATAGTGGTCGCCGTTGTCGAACTGGATGTCGCGCAGCCCATCGACGTCGGTGGCGGCCGCGGTGGCGGAACCGAACACCGCGCGGCCCCTCGCTCGCTGGAGCGCCTGAGACCCCGGCAGGTAGACGCCGTTCTGAAGGAAGGAGAGCTGGCCGGGTTGAAGCACCGAGGGGTTGGGGGCCGTGAACAACCCGAGGTCCAGAGCCTCGGTATGCCGCGGCATCAGCTGTCCCAGTCGATTGCGCGGGTACTCCGGTCTCCCAGGGCGGCCAGAGTCGAGGCTCCGGGCATGAACCCCAGGTCAGCATCTGCGATCGAGGTCTGGTCCTTGAGCATGGTCTTCAAGCCCTCTTGGGCGAGCGAGAGCCAGATGGTCGCCTGCTCTTTCCTGCCCTCGCCCTTATCGACCAGGAAGTGCCACTTGGCCCAGGCGATGGGGTAGCTCTCGTAGTCCTCCGGGAGGTCGAGGTTGGAGGTGACACCGGAAGCACTCGCCAGGCTCATGCGCCGGTAGTAGCGCATCAGGAGCACGTCGGCCGCCGAGGGCGGAGGCAGGATGCGGACCTTGCTCCCCGATCCGGCCCGGAACAGGTCGTACCAGTAGGGGCTGGACGCCGTGTTCTCGTCCGAGATGGTCCGGTCGTAGGCCCTCCGCCCTGCATAGCGGAGCGCCAGGTTGCCGGACAGGAGCCTCAGCGAGTAGACGGACTTCCAATCGGAAGGCAGGTCGTAGAGGTCCCGCTGGGCGGAGGCGGTGATCACGTTGACCCCGGCGGCGAGACCCGTCAGCACGACGTTGAACCCGAACCCACTCGCGGCGGTGGCGGAGACCCTAGTCCCCAGTACGAACCCCGAGGCGATGATCAGGTCGTCGACCAGGATACCGTGGCTGGCAGGAGCGGCGGCGGAGGATTGTCCTGCCGAAGCACTCACCCCGGTGACCGAGAACGGAGCCACCAGCGTTACGGGGGCCGCCTCCGTCCTGAGGAAGTCCCACTTGTAGTTGCCGTTGAAATGCTGGAACGCCGCACGGAGCGAGCGGTGTGCGCGGGTCTGCATCTCGGCATCTGCGGAAGCCCCGACCGAGTCCGCGATCAGACCCACCGCCGTGACCCAGGGGATCGTCGACGGCGTGAAGACCGGCATGGCTAGGCCGGTGCCGCGGCGGCCTCTTCAGCCTCCGCTTCCTTCTGGATCGTCTCCCACTGCTCGTCCGAGACATGGGGCTGCTCGCGCTTGCGCTGTTCGCGCAGGTCTTCCCAGTAGGCGACCATCTCCGGGACCCTCTTCATCGCGTCACGGTTCTCGGAGATCCAGTCCTTCGCGTTGGCGGCCAGGACCCTGCGCTCCTTCTCGTTCTCGATCAGCAGCGACAACTGGGTCTCGAACTCCTCCGGGTCGTTGAACAGCAGGCCGGTCTCTCCGTCTTTGATCTCGGCCTTGTAGGCTGCGGTGTTCTGCGCCAGCGTCGCGGCGGGCTTCTTCAGAGCCGAGGCCTCGTAGAACTTGATCGCCGAGCGGCAGTCGTTGAAGACGTTGCTGGAAAGAGGTGCCAGCGAGATGTCGTGGCCGATCATCGACAGCCGGAGCTTGTACTCCTGGTAAGGGCACCAGGACTTGAAGGTGTAGCGGTGGGCCGGGATCAGCTCCTTGACCCACGGGAACTGGGCACCCCAGATGATCCAGTGGACCTCCGGATACTTGCGGGTGATGTTTCCCAGGGCCTCTCGCAGCGGGTACCAATCCTCGTAGTGGGCGATCCCGCCCTGCCAGAGGATCTTGATGGTAAACGGGTCTTCCCTCAGATCCACCTGCTCGTAGTGGTCCATCCGCACCAGGTTAGGAAACACACGGGTTCGCCGCGGGGTGAGTTCCTTCGAGATCGCGTCCACCACGCCCTGGGTCGAGCAGGTCACGGCGTCGGCCATCTCCATCAGTTTTCGGTAGGTCGCCAGCGTCTGTCGGTTCTTGAGCAGGTCCACCATGGGGATCTGGGCCAGAGCGGGGTCCTCGGGTTCACCGTCTCTCGGGACATCGCGCCACAACACCTTGCGCTCGCCCTGCTGGACCACCCCGACGTGGTGCTTGAGCGGGATGGTGTTTCCTTCCATGTCCCGGACCCCCAGGCTGCGGAACGCCTGATTCAGGGGCGAGACGTTGAACAGGTTGTCGTCGCTTTCGACCACGAAGGTCGGCGGCCACTTCCACGCCCCATCCCGTTTGGAGGCAATGAAGCTCTGAACCCCACGGACATTCTGGACCGGCTGGTCGCCGATCGGCTGGTAGAGCAGGATCAGGTCAGACTCACAGAAGGCCTTGATCCGGTCCCCGGGAGATACCGTCAGGTCATTGTGGTCGATGATGGCCCGTACCGGGAGCCCAAGGTCAGAAGCGGTCTCCAGCGGCACCCTGAGCCGGTAGTAGTGGGAGGCGCTGTGCCGGTCCGGGATGACGGTGTAGACCACGAGCGGCGGCTTCACTTCTTCCTCGGGAAGAGCTTCTTCCAGATGTCGCCGATCTGCCGGATCGGGTTGCCGAGCCTGGGGCCACGCTGGTACTCGGGGTGAGCCCCGGGCTCGATCCCGACGCCTTCCTGGACCGCATGCTCGTAGCCCGCGCCCAGACCGGTCGTGCGGTACCCCACCCGCTTCTTGACCTGGCGCTTGGGGAACAGGGCCATCACGTACCGCCGATGTGGCCGATGTCTCTCTGAACTAGGGCCGCTCGCTCGACACGGCCGGGCCTCTGATAAGTGCAGTACCGCTTGTTTTCTTCTTTGTCCAGCCAGTCGTAGAAGGTCTTGCGGTCCTTGAAAAACCCTGGTTCACACACCTGCACCGCGTTCAGCAGCGGTACGTTGACCAAACTCGCCACGCGACGGAACTCGTTCCCTTTGTGCAGGCTTCCATCGTCCTGGCTCCTGAGTTCGGCGATAGCGTCGAACCTCGGCCCATAGTATTCGGGCGCCGCACGCATCAAGACGTCCGGGTTCATGATCTCCAGCGGGCTGTCGTTCTTACCGACGAAGAAACTCATGTGTTCGCGTCGTTCGGCGTCCCGCCCGATGGGACGGGAGGATTGGCCGCCTCACGGTTCCCGGTGCACTGGGAGAACTGAACGTTGGCCCCCGAGCTGTTGTTCGCTGTGTTCTCCACCGGCTGTCGGTCGAACCCGACATCCACCGGCGGCTTGGCATCCTCGCGGTTGCCGCTGTTCCCACCCGTCATCTGGAGCGGCATGTCAGCCTCCTGCCCCGCCCATGCCGGCGAAGGGGTCTGAGTTCTTGGTGGCGCGCTGTGGTCCCTGAGTATCCACGTGCTGGAAGTCCACCTCGCCCGGAGAGTAGGTCGGGTCCGGTGTTTCGGGCGGCAGCTTCCCGGTCCCCGCCTGATTCTTGAAGAGTTCCGGGGCCTTGTCCCAGTTGGCGATGTCGCCCACCACGTTGCCTTGAGCGTCGTAGATCTTGGTCGGGTCGATCCCGTACTGAGTTTGCGTTGCGATCCGTAGCGCCTTGCTCTGGGCACCCTGTCCCATGACTCCTCCTCGCCCGGCTAAGTGGTCCCGGCAAAGGCCGGGGCCACCGCCAGGAGATTGATTTACCCGTTGGTGATGCCCGAGAAACAACCCCAGGCGCTCGGATGGTCCATGTGCAGCGTCGCCTCGATCAGCACGATGCCGCGCGTGTGGTCCCCCGACTTCCCCATCGCCTTGTGCTGCGGTGGGCGGAAGATCGCCAGCTTGCACATTGAACGATCCCCAATGTAGTACGCCCCGAGAGCACTCGACGTGCTGATCGGGATGAAGCGGTCGGTGATGACGGCGTAGAGCTGGTTGAACGGGGTCTCGAACACGTCGATGTTCGCCACCAGCTTCTGGTCGGTCGCGGCGATGTTCCGCACGTTGCCCGAGCCCGAACTCACGGTGGCGTTGACGAACTGACGCTTGGAGGCGGGTGCAAACCAGATGGAGTCCGGCTCGGCCCCGTTGTTGAACAGCGTCTCCGAGAGCTGGATGATGTCGGCGGTCGTGACCCCGGCGCTTGCCGCCGAAGCGGTGGTCGAGATGGCGAACCCTCGAATGGGGGACATGAGCGGGGCGTTGGTCGCGGCCTCGGCACCCGTGGCGGTCCCGGTCGAGTTGATGGCCCAGATCCTCGACTCCAGGTTCCGGGCGATGACCTTGAACTCCTTCATGATCTGGTGTTCGTACATATCGCGGATGCCGGCTGGATTGGCGTCCCGCTCCCGGTCCGCGACCTGGACGTGGCGAGAGAAGATCTGCGTCACGTTGAAGAGGCGTGTCGGGTTGGTGAGCGTGTCGACCGAGAAGTCGACGTTTTCGATCACTCCCGCGGTGGAGGTCGCCGCCAGCGTATCGACGGTCCAGGAATGCACGACGTCCTTCGCCCGGATCTTGGGCATGGACGAGAACATCGGCGTCTGGAAGCTGTCGAGGATGGTGACGACGTCGGTCAGGTCTTCGCGGTTGACGATGAAAGCATCGCCAGTGCCGTAGCCAAATGAGCCTATGTCAAAGGTGGTGATTCCACCGCTTTGACCCTGGGTACCCGGCATGTCCTTATGCCCCCCTGAGTCCTGTCTTATGCGTTCAGGAACTCGTCAGTGATGACTCCGGTTCGGAAGCGAGCCCTGGCGTATTCCGCCGCATGCTGCTTGCTTCCGGTTCTCTGGTAGTTCTCCCAGGCTCTCTGGACCGATGCCTCTTCGTTCTGATTGCCACGCCTCGCCTCGCCGTTACGGCTGGAGGGAATGCCCGCATGGGCCTGTGCTTCCGCCGAAAGGTTGTCCGGATTCACGGAACGTCTCCGCGACTCGCCGAACTTGAGGAAGGCGTACTCGAACGCTCCGGCCGGGTCGGCCTGGAACATGCGCCCGTAGGTCTGCTTGAGGTTGGGATCGGACTCGACGAACTGAGCCACGTCGGCCTCGTACTTGTTGTAGTCCGGGTACTGGGCCAGGACGCTGTTGCGCGCCCCCACGCCACGAACGAGCGGTTCCAGCTCCCCGCGCACCACTTCGCGCGCGAGTTCCCGGATGTCCGTCGCCGGGATGCCGGACTCGTTGAGGCGCTCGTCCAGGGTGCCTCGCTGCTTCACGTCCTGGCGAGGGTTCGCCTGCGCCTGATAGAACGTGAGCAACTGGTTCCTTAGGCCTTCGTTCTCGTCGTGGAGCCGCTTGGCTTCCGCATCCGAGGCGCGCTTGGCGTTGACCAACGCTTCCTCGCTGGGGTAGCCCATCAGGTCCGCTCTCAACGGCAGGTTCGCTGCCGGCGGACTCTGGCTCTGGCCTTCCTGTGGCTCTGGCATCTGGGAATCCCTTCCCGCCTGGTTCGCAGGCGTTTAGCCGGGGGGTTCGCCCCCGTTCTCCCGGCTCTGGAGTTCTTCCATCTGCCGGTTCAGCTCGAACACCTTGATCTCGTTCTGCCAGCAGGCCACCATCCACTCGCAGTCGCGGATGAAGGCGCGCAGCAGAAAGTCGTCGGTGTCCTTGAACTCACCCCCGCCGCGGAGCCTCTCCTCGGGCGAGAGGGTGAGCGCCTGAAGTGCTGCTTTCCCGCGGTTCAGGATCACCGGCAGCATGACTTCGGTCCACCCGGAGGTCTGGAGCGTCTGGCGAACCTTCTGGATCTGCTCCGAGTTCAGCATCTAGACCCCCACCATGCGGTTCGGTCCCTGAACGTTCATCAACTGAGAGAGGATGTCGGGGCTCAACTGCTCCAGCGGGCTTGAGGCCATGCCGGCCACCGACTCCGGACTGGTTCCGTTCTCCTGCGCGATCTGGTTCACCACCGGCACCTGCTGGACCAGCAGTTCGTTGACGTTCGTGAAGTCGAACAGCTCGAAGGCCTGGCGGGCGAAGTTGGCCCAGTTGACGAGCTGCATCAGTGCCGGATTGCTGGACATCATCTGCAAGAGTCCGAGCATGTTCTGCTGCCGGACACTGCGACCCATCATCTGGGACGCTCCGACCGCCCGCGCCCTATAATCCGGAGCCAGGTCGTCGTAGTCAACCTGAACCTGCTCGGCCGGGTAGGGAAGGCCGGTGATCGGGTTGGTCGAAGCGAGACTCCCCAGGATCTTGATTTCGTGGGGGAGCGGGAGCAGGAGCCGGTCGAGCGATCGGAAGGCGTTGGCGAGCGGCTCGATGAACCCCTCTTCGGCCATGCGCGCCTCCAGCGAGAGTCTCGTGAGCGCGTTTTCCTGGCGCCCCAGGAATCCCCTCGCCGTCTCTCGGCTCTGGCCGCCGATCCCCATGATCGCCTCGGTCTCCCCGGTCCCCAGCTGCATCATCTGGAACAGCCGGGCGATCTCTTCGTTCCCCACCTGTACGCCTCTCATGTCGGGAGCCAGCGCGCGAATCGAACTTTCGTCCGCCGGGCCGTCCACCAGGATGATCCTGCCCGCGCGGGAGAACAGGTTCTGGGTATTGATCCCGGCGGAAGAGGACACGACCCACTGGTTGTCGATCAGGAGGTCGATGGCGTCCAGGCGCTGGTTGTTCAGGCGGTCCGCGGTCCGCTGCGGGCCGTAGGCGACCTCGGCCTTCCCGACCCCGTCGAAGCTGTAGGGGTCGGACATCGGCGCGTAGCTGGCGAATGGTTTCTGCTGGTTCGCCATCGGCCCCTCGCGGTTCTTCAACACCACCCGCGCGTTGCCGATCGCGATACAGCGGTGGCGTATCCCGTCGCCGGCGAACTCTTTGGGCACCAGCCCATGCATCTCCCAGATCTCGACCGGCTTGGCGAACCGCTCCTTCTGCCTCGCCATGTAGTCGTACTCGTTCCGGTAGGCGACCTTGCGGGCGGTCCACTCGCTGTGGGCGGCACCCTGCATCGGGAAGTCGCGGAGCGACCGAACAGCTTCGCGATCGAAGTAGGGGTAGCGGCCGTTGGCGTCCTCCATCATCGAGTCCCAATCCAGCCAGTAGCGGTGGATCACCCAGTCCATGTCGTCGATCCGCTTGCGCGCCGGCTGCTGCCAGAAGTCGAGCCGGTCTACCACCTCCCACGAGGGGCCGTTGAAGACCTCCGATTCGCCCTCGTACATCACCGGGATCGAGAGCCCGGGGGCGATGGTCTCCAGCTTGCGGTAGCGGTTGGGCCGGGTGACGTTCTTCCAACCCCACCGTGCGATCGAAGTCCCGCAGATGTCGGCCTGGAGGAAGAAGTCGACCGCGCGCATCAGCGAGTCGGCGTCTTTCATCTGGGCAGAAACCAGGACCTCGTTCCGCTTGGCCCTCGCTACGTCCTCGGGGGCGTAGCCCTCGAAGGAGACGATGGGCCAGGCGCCGAAGGAGGTCTGGACCTTGCGCGCGACGTCCGACTGGATCATCGCGAAGGTGAATGGGATGGTGATGTTGTTGCGGAACTGGGCGAGTTTGCCCTGCCAGACGCCCCGGTAGGTCCCGTAGTAGTTCTGGACCTTGCTGAAGGTGGAGGAGTTGTACTGGAGCGAGTGCTGGCGGCGGGAATCGACCAGCTCGATCACGCGCGCGTCGTCCACGCGCGGACGTTCTGCGGCAAACGGCTTGCCCACGGCCATCCCTGGCCCCCCTCAGGTCAGCTTCACCCGCTCATCGACTTCGGCCGTCCCGGAGGATACCGCATCGCGTAGGCAGCGGTCGAGATCAGACATCGCCTTGTTCCGCTCCAGGTTCAGGCTGGTGAGTTTCCTGACGGTCTCGGAGTCCAAGCCCTTTCCGGTCTGGGAAGCCTCCATGACCACGTCCTGCACGACGTAGAGCTTGATGTTGATGATGGAGAGCCTGTCCACCAACTCCCCTAGCGTCCTCACGCCGTCACCGCCACTTCGATCCGCCACGTCAAGCCATGACATTTCGAGCAAACCCATTCGACGTCGAGCGGCTGAGAATAATCATCGTGGTGCATTTGAAGCCGGGAAACGGATAAGCATCTCGCGCACCGGGTCGGTTTCTCGATCTTCCCGGCTTTTACGGCTCTCCTTGCCGTATTGCGTGCCCTCCGCTTATCCGGGTCTAGCCGGGCGTAGGCCTTGACGTTGTAGTCTGGGTCGCGGGCGATCCGTCGAGCATACGCGTCAGCAAACCTCTCCGGGTGCTGGGATCGCTGGCGGCGCATGGACTCACGATCCAGGCTCCGGCATCGAGCTGGATTGTTATGCTTCCAGGCTCTTCGCATGGCGCGCTGGCGCTCTATGGTTCTCGACCTCCATCTTTCGTGGTTGGCTTTGACGCATAGTTTACATTGGCGGTCCGGCAAACCATTGCGCTTGTGAAAATCCAGCCACAGCTTCAGCTCGCGGCACTTTGAACACCGCTTGCTTTGGTAATCCAGCGGTCCCTGAAGATAGGCCATTGGCTCCTCATCCCGAGCTCAGTCTCGTTGATTTGGTTATCGCCTAACCCCGACCATATTACCTTGGGGGACCCCCCTATCGGGTCATGGATTCTCGCGCACGGAATCTTCATGACCTGGGCGAGTGCTGCCATGCTGGAGCCGCAGGCGATGACGCACGAAGCCCCGGACATCAGCCGCGCGGTTTCGAGGAAGCTCCCTACGTCGTTGAAGTCCTTCCACTCGGGGTAGGTCCGGGTGCCGATCTCGCGGTCCCTCGCGTCTCCGACCCAGACGATCTCGTCGAACAGGGCCGGAAGTTCATGCGCGATGCTGGAGAGGAACGGCCAGAAGCCCGGGGTGCTCTTGGTGTGCGGGCAGATCGGTTGGCCGTGGAGAATGAGGCGGCGCGTTGCCACCCGCTGCCCTTCCACCGGGAACTCAATCGAACCGGGCCACGCGAAGCACGGTTCACTCGCCAGCGCCTCGCGGTCGACCGTCACCGGGAGCTTGCAGTTCTCCAGGGTTTCCAGCGTGATCTGCCGCTGCGGGAAGCTCCTGAACCCCAGGTGGTAGACGGTGTGCTCGGCGAACGCTGACGTGGGCAGGTTCATGTGGAACGGCTGGCCGCCGCAGTTCCAGTTCTCGACACCGGAGATGAGTTTGACCTCGCCGACGCACGGTTGCGCCGCGAACAGCTTCTCCACCGGCTTGCAGGTGTGCTCGTCCAGCCAGCAGTCGAACTGCTTACCCGTGATCTTGTGCCACTGGTAGGCCACCGGGAACTGGAGCAGCGCATCGCCACTTTTCCCTGGAAAGCTAAAGACGGTGCTCATGGGTTCTCCTTGCCGTTCATCGCCGCCCTGAGCTTGTCGACCAGCGCCTGCCGTTCGTGAGCCATCCAGACGCAGCAGGTGCGAGCATCGTTGTGGATGTGGTAGAGGCTGAACACCATCTTGCCCACGTCCGTCAGGGCGGTGTCTACCGAGTCGTCCATCATCAGCCCCTCGTGCCAGATCTTGAACTCGTCAGGTTTGGCGAACCTGATGTTGGTCGCCTCCCCCAGAAGCTGAAGCCCCACGTCCCAGTAGGAGTGGTAGGTGTCCAGCCCCGAGAACGAACCGACCACTTCGATCCAACGGGCGGTGGCCCAGGGAAAGTCCATCCTCGGCTTGCTCTGCCCCGAGTCGGGAGCGATCAGACCTATCCCGCCGCTGAAGCTTCTCGCCGTCTCCAGCACCCAGCGGTCCCAGCCCGGTGTCTCAAACCGACAGTCGTCGGTGGCTGATCCATAGACCTCGTACCCCGGAGACTTCTTGACCAAGGCGTTCAGCGACCGGCACTGGCCGATCCGTGGGCCGAAGAACAACCGATGAGCCCCTTCGAGAGAATCGTAGTCCTTCTCCTGGTCCTCGTCGACGTAGACCGCAACGTCTGCCTGAGTACTGGTCTCTTCCACCGAGGCAACCATCCGCTCCAGGCGATCCGGCCTGCCGCGGCTGGCGCAGACCACCAGGATCGGCTTCACTCCTGGCCCCGGATGTAGGCGTCGTTGTCGGCGCTGCGCCAGAGACGCGCATATCCTTTCGGGACCAGGTAGTCGTCCAGCGCCCCCGCTTCCCAGGATTCGACGACCACGACGTGTGGCTTCCACCGCCTGAGATTGATCCCCTTGAGCACATCCAGCTCACCCCCTTCGACGTCGACGCACAGGGCATCCAGGCGCGGGAACTCCCACTCCGCCAGGAGTTGCTCCAGCGTCCTGACATCGACCTTGATCGTCCCCCACCGCTTGCCGGCCTCTTCCCTGAATCGCGGGTGACCCCGCTGTGGCGTGAGGCTTGAGAACGCCTCAAGGTTGTCCAGGTTGATATGGAAGTCGGCACCGTCTTTTGGCTCCGGGCCGACCGCGCAGATCTTGACGAACGCGCGGTGCTTCACCAGGAGCGGCTTCATTGCCGGGTTGGCCTCGACCGACAGGACCGTCCAGCGGTAGTCCTTCTCCAGGAGGTAGGTTGAGTTGACGAACAGCCCGTCCGAGGCACCCACGTCGATACAGTAGCCCCGGTATCCTTCGGGGAACTGGTGGGCGATCCAGTTGTTGACCGGACCGTTGGGGGGAAGCGTCGGGTCTCCAGCCGCCACGCGGGCCATCATCACAGGGTCGAGTGGGACGGTCACGACATCACCGCCCTGAGTTTCTTCAAGGACGGGCCGAACTGAAGCGCCATGAACCATAGAAAGGCGTTCAGGTCGTTGCTGAAACGGTGCGCCCCCGAATCATCGGTCACACAGTCGTGGATCAGGACGGGCGGCTCGATGTACCGGATGCGCCCCAGAGCTTCGGCCATGACCTGGAGTGCCGTGTCCTGGCAGTAAGATCTGAGGGTGGGCGGATTGAACCACCCCACGGCGTCAACCCACTTCCTGGAGACGCAAGGCCAGTTGCAGAATCCCGCGTCGATCCCGGTGGAAAGATGCACCAGGCCGATGTCGTCCCCAAACGAGTCCATCGCGGCTTCGACCTCCTGGTCCCAGCCCGTTCTGGAGAACACGATGTCGTCCGATACCAGCAGGTAGCAGCGGTAGTCTCGGAAGGTCTGGCACAGGGCGTTGATCGAAGCACCCCTGCCGATGCGAGGCCCCAGCAGAGTTCTGACCCTCGGGCCATTCCAGGCTCCCACTGGTGGGTGAGTCGAGTCGTCCTCGTCGAAGTAGACCAGCGCGTGAGCGTCCGAGGTGTTGACCATGCTTTCGATCATCGCCGAACACCGTTGCGGCCGCTCCCTGCTCGGGCACACGACCGCGACCGACATCAGCCTATCCTCCGTTTGACGAGCATGCCTTGGCGGGCCTCACGACATCGCCTGTCTCAGCCGCTCCACGACCGCAGGGAGTTTCAGGCTCACGAACTCGTAGAACGGCTGGGCGTCACGGGTCTGTGCTGTGTGGTCCTGGACGTGGTCCGCGTGTTCCACGTGAAACTTGTGCGCGGGGGCGTGGCAGATGGCGGTCATCTCGCCGATCAACCCGGTGATGGTCGGCCAGGAATAGTGGTAACAGTCCGGGCAGGCGTACCAGCCCACCGCCTTGATCCACTCCTTCGTGACGAACGGCATGTCGACGTGGTTACCCATGTTGTGGTGCGGGGAGATGACGCAGATGCGGTTGGGGAACTGCTTCACAGCCTCCAGCACCCACTCGTCCCATCTGGGGGTCGTCACCGTGCAGTCGTCGGTCAGCAGGCCGTAGACGTCGTAGCCGGGGTGCGTCCTAGCCAGTTCGTTGGCCGCCGCCACCGGCCCGATTCTGTCCCCGACCGTGAACAGAACCCTGTCGTTCCACGACTTCTCCGGTCCCGGGCCAAAATAGGTGTAGTGCTGGTCACCGTCGATGTAGCCGATGAAGTCGACCAGCGTGCTTGAGTTGATAACCGACGTGGCCGCCCTTCTGAATCCCGGGAGCCGATCCCGGGTGGGGCACAGCACGGCAATGCGCTCCGGCACTAGAGCACCATCCGGAAGTCCGGCAGCGGGTAGACCATGGTCGTGCCGTGCTGGCGCAGCAGCATCTCGCGCCGGTTGAACTCTTCTGCGAACGCCCACGGCAGCACCATCAGGAACTTTGGTCTGGCCTTCCGCATCTCGGCCTCGGAGACGACCGGGATCCCCGTCCCCGCCATGCGTCTCCCCCACTTGGCCGGGTTGCGGTCCGCCGCCGCGAGGAAACTCTCGTTGCAGCCCAGGTACTGAAGCAGCGTCGAGCCCTTGGTGCTGGCCCCGTAGAGCCAGACGGGGGCGAAGCGGAAGAGGTCCGAGTTCTTGAGCAGGCTCGACACCTGATCCTTCCAGCGCACGACTCTCTCGGCGAAGCAGCGGGCACCTTGCTGGGTGACGGAGGGGACGACGATCAGATCCACCTCGGCCCCGGACTTGGAGGCGAAGACGCGCATGCTGCCGCCGTTGACCTCGTTGTGGGTCACCGAGACGATCTTGAGTCCGTGCTCGGCGTAGAGAGTTTTCAGGACGTGGAGGTCGTAGTAGCAGACGTGCTCGTGGCAGATGGAGTCGAAGGCGTTACGTCGCAGCATGGTCGGCGAGTCGTTCAACTGATTGACCCAGACGCCTTCCGGAGCGAGCAGGTCGGCGACGTCCCGGACGAATGCGTTGGGGTCCGAGACGTCGTAGAAGCAGGCGGCGGAGGTGATGACGTCCACCGGGCCGTCGTGCTGCTCGCGGACGGCCTGGGCCGAGAAGTAGGTCGGTACCACGACGTGGGCGTGCTCTTTCAGTTGCGGCTCGAAGTTTTGGGCGGGCTCGCAGGCGATCCGCGTGAAGGTCTCGGGAACGCGGGACAGCAGGTAGCCGTCGTTGGCGCCGATGTCGAGCCAGACCCCTTCCTTCACATGCTCCACCGTCCTGTTGACCAGGTCCGAGAGCGCATCCTTCATGGTCTGGTTCATCGAGCTGCGGTACCAGAACTCGCGGTAGAGCAGGTCGGGGTCGACCGAGTGCTGGAGTTGAAGCATGGCGCACTGGGCGCACCGGACCAGGTTGAGCGGTGCTTTGGGTGCTTCGTCGTCCCCCGACTCCAGGTACCAGGGCAGGCTGTGGGTCCCGAGGTCCAGGACCGAGGCGAGCGTCGTGGAGTCGCAGGCGCGGCAGGTCATCCGCTCGGTATAGGCCGGGGCAAGTTGCTTCTCGGGACCGATCATCGCAGCGGCTCTCTCGGCACGGTCTCTCTCCAGTTCCTCGCTTCGTCGTCCTCGAACATCGTCCGGTAGTCGCCCTCGACGGCGGCCGAGCCGCGGTCGTACCCCCCAGCGCGCTTCTCATTCCGTCTCATGGACTGATAAAGCTCCGGCTGGAAGGCATCGGAGAAGGCGTCGGCGCGGTCGATCTTGAGCTTGGGGTTCATCATGTACTGGCCGATCTTGACGATCTGATCGATCAGCCCGATCAAGCCGGGGCCTCCCTTCACGAACTTGACGTGCCCGTCGACGATGTAGCCGGCGGCCGCCACCAGGCGCCCGGTGGGACCGGCGCTGGTCATTCTCGCCTTGGGCGCTGAGTGACGGGAAAACTCGTAGAACGGCGGCATCGCCTCGCCGGCATCGTGGAAGTAGTTCCTCAGCAACTGCCGCCACGCTCCTGCCTTGCCGGCCACCGTGATCTCGTCGGTGATCGCGAACACTTTCCTCCCGGTACTGCGGTACTGCTGGACCTTGGCGACCAGGCGATTCGCCAGGTCCTCTCCACGCCAGGCGTTGGAGTAGTGGCACTCGATGGCGTAGACGTCGCCGGAGAAGTTCCTGGGATAACCCACGCAGACGTAGACCGTTTCGTCCTTTCCCGCGAGCTTGGCCCCGTCCCAGAAGGCGGTATCGCAGAGCAGGGCGAACCTCATGTTCCCCCACGGGACGTCTTTGGGATCGACCCAGCAGGTGTCCTGCATGCACTGGTCCCGGGTCACCGGGTTGAACTCGGAGATGGTCGGGTCGTTCATGACCTGGGCAGCGTAGCGCAGGGGGTCTCGCCTCTGGAAGTCTTTCAGGCGTTTCTCGGGCCAGACTTTGGGGGTCGTGGGCTTCCCGTCTCGGTCACGGCCCGCCAGGAAGTAGACGTGCCACTTGCCGTCCGGGTCCACGGACAGGCTGTCGCTCTCCATGCCGGAGATCGAGGCGATGCCTTCGTCCCTGAAGGCGACACCGAAGTGATCGTCGTCCCCGTATCGAGTTCCCGGCCAGATGACCAGCCCGTCCGCCTGGATCACCGGGAACATGGAAATGGCTTGCGAGTTGACGGCGCCGAACCAGTTGGTGTCGGAGATCATGCGCTCGTAGGAGTTGGGGTCGTCCTCGCACCAGACGTCGGGGTGGGCACCGACGATCGAGGTCTCGACCGCGAAGGTGCCGAAGCTAGGATCTTTGCGGGCGGTGTTTCTTCTCGCGGCGTGGACGATCTCCTTCCCGGTCCAGGTTCTCGCTCCGGTACTCCAGTTGCCGTAGAGCTGGGTGAACAGGCTGTAGGGGTCGGAGCCGTCCATGATCGCCTTGATCCCGCCGAGCATCTTCTGGCTCAACTCCGACCGTTCAGAGCCGATGTAGATACTGAGTTCCGGGTCTCTCAGTTGGAGCCATGAGAGTCCGGCCTGGGTGATCATGGTGGTCTTGCCGACCTCTCGATGAACGAGTACGGCCAGGTGTTTCTGCTCCCCCCTCCCCTTATGCCGTTTCTCCATCCACTCGTCGACGTGACCCTGGAACCAGTTGGCGAGCGGCTCATGGACCTCGCGGTCGATCCAGACCTTGCCTTTGGGGTTGGCCTGAGCACCGAAGACGTGGGTGAAGAAGGTCCAGAAGTCACGCCGGCCCAGATCACGGAGCAGTTCCAGTTCGGCGAGCCCTTCCCATCCCTGAGAGGGCTTGTAGCTTTTGTCACGTTTGTTCATGGGCCGACGATCTGCCGGTGGGCTTCGGCGGCTTCGATTGCCGCGGCGTTGACCTTCGCCTGTTCGCGGTCGAGCAGGATCTTGATCGCGGTCTGCCGTGCCCACTGCGTCTGGCTTTCGATCCCGCGGCCGACCGGGTAGCCCCTGGGGAATCCCGGGCGCTTGATCTCGGGGAAGTGCCGGTAGAGCGTTTTGAGCCCCCGTACCTTTTCCAGGATTTTCATGGTTTCTGGGGGGATGTCGACGACCTTGAGTTGTTCGGCGTCGGAGACCTTGAAGTGGGAGTGCGGGAAGGCTCTGGTGTAGGCGCTGTGGCAGATGTGGGTTCCGGAGCCGCGCATCAGTCGCTCAAGGCGCTCGATCCGCTCGATCTCCGAGAGCGGGTCGGGGAGCACCATCGAAGCACCCTGGGAGGCGGCGAGGGCTTTGAGGGCCTTGAAGCGGTCCTTGTCGTCCGGGTCGCGGGCGATGTCCTCCATGCCCTGAAGTATTTCCTCGTAGGAGAGGCGCTTCTTCTTTTCTGGCTCGCTCATGAACCTCCGTGTCCATCAGCGCATGTGGCGGCGGACTTTCTCGTATCCGGCGCGGACGTTCTGGGCGGCGGTGCCCATCTGGCGCTTGAGTTCCCGGAAGCCTCCGGTGAGGTCCTTGTAAACGTCAGTGACCGCCGAGACGACGGGATTACGCTTCTTGACCGCGCGCGGGGAGAACTTCATCTCAGCCACGGACCACCTCCGCTCCGTTTCCGACCTCGACGCTGGCCTTGAAACTCTCCAGGCAGACGCTGGCACGGTACTCGTTCTCGAAGGTGCCGAGCAAGTAGCGTTCTCCCGGGGTCAGGATTTTCTCCACCAGCCAGGTGGGGTTCTGATAGAACGGGCAGGTGGCGCGGGACATCTCGAAGGTCACGGCTTCCTCGGCGGCACGGTGTCGATGTCGAAGCCGATGACGTTACCAAGGTGGTCGCGCTGGGTTATCCACACGGCGATGATTGTCTCGCCCTTGGCGGCGTAGCTCTGGCCGTAGTGCTTCTTGATGAGGTCCGAAAACGCTTCCGGGGCGGGCTCGCGCTGAACCTCGACGATGCTCACGTCTTCCTCCGCGGTCTCCTGCGCTTCGGGATGTCGTGGCCTTCCTCGCGCGCCTCCGAGATCTGGATGGCTCTTGCCTGCTTCGGGTTGGTAACGACCGGCCCATGCTTGGAGCCCGAGTGAAGTCTGCCGGCGCGGAACTCGGACATCACGCGGCGGGCGGGCATCACTTCTCCTGCTGGACGTAGGTTAGGAGCACGCAGTCGAGCGTCTTCTCGTGGCTCTTCTTGAATGCTGCCCGGCGCTTACTCAAGCGGTCGTAGGTGATGATGCTGCCGTCGGTGTTATCGACCACGACGTAGAGCTTGGGCGGTCCACCGTTCTTCCAGCGCACCCGTTCACTCCTTCGGCGGATAGGATTCCAGGGCGGAGGCGAGTCCCATCAGGGCACCTCGGGCTTCGTCGAGTTCCTGCGCCTGCTCGCGGTCGATCAGCGACCTCGTGGTGCGGACCAGCACCGGAGCGCACGACCTCACGGCGCGCTCGGCGGCGAGCTTCAGGCTCTGTTCGGTGCGGGTCATCAGCGTCGCTGGTTTCATCCGAAACGCCCGGAGGGGAGTCGGGGTCTCGCGGTGGTCGAGTGCTTCTGCGCGATCACCGCTCTTCGCGATGGTTTGAGATCGTCCCCTGAGGCGCCGATCGGCAGGACGCGGACCGGAAGACTCCCGCGATACGTCCCGTTGTGGCTCGGGGTCTCCAGCGGCAGAGGATTGCAGTCGGCATGGTCGTACTGGTGGCACCTCGGGCAGCGGGTGGAGAACGCCGAGCCGTACTTCATGCCGGGAGTCTGTGCCCGCTCGGAGATTCTGTCAAGACCACCCCTCCCAGGTCTCGTCCGGGGAGAACGGCCTGGCTGGGATCTCCACCGGTCTGGGATGCTGGTCTTCCGGGCGGTCCGACAGCCCCCGCACGATGGTCGAGACCAGGGCGCGGATCTCTTCGACCCCGGGGAGGGTGGTCGCTTCGGGGGGTTCCTCGCGCAGCCGATCTCGCAGTGCCGAGACCCCGGAGGGGATGCACTCGTCGGCATCACGGTGGTCGCGCTCGATCTTGACCCAGGCGAAGTAGGCGTATCGGTCCGCCTCGGCCCGCGCCCATGGAGAGAGTTTGTCCCAGGCCCGGCTGAATCCCGGCACCTGGCCGTCAGCCTCGACCTCCGATCCCAGGAACGCCGCCCAGAACATCCGGACGACCGCCTCCTGTCCCAAAGGACCGACCGACTTATTCGCCCGCCTCATGATGGGAAGTCCTCGAACTGACGGCCGTTCAGGAAACTGGCTGGATAGGGGATCTTGTCCTCCGTGGTGTTCATGAGCCTCCAGTAGGCAATCCAGCGTTCGACCCCGGAACAGATCTCGTCCGCCATCGCCGGCTGGTCCTCGACCTTTTTCGGTCTCAAAGCCTGCCAGGCCTTCGAGGCGTGGGGTTTCTTGATCTTCCTGGGGTATAGCTTCCAGAAGTCCTCTCGGAACGCCTCGTCCCACTCCTCCTTCGGCTTCAGGATCTCTTCCACCACCTCAACGGCCGGATTCTCGGCCAAGGGTGTTGATTCTCCATCCTCTACCTTCAACACCTCTCCCAACCTAACAACACCTAACCGCTTCGTTTCTGACGAAGCACTGCTTGAAGCTGTGCTTGAACCTGTGCTTGAACCTGTGCTTCGACGTTGCTTCCCGCTGGCGATGCCGCCCATTCTCCCCGCCTCCACCCTGCCCTCAAACCACTCCCGCTGCGCCCTGTGCGTCTCAACCGTCCCACGCTGCACCCAGAACCCGGGCCTCGTGACCGTGTCGTAGGCCGCCGCCACCTCATCCCGGATCTCCACCCACGTCTCGTCGTCCACCCTCGCCAGAATCGCCAGCAATACGTCATCCGCCGGCAAAACCCCAGGCTCCGCCATGTCCCAACCCTCGCAAAACAGTATCGCGTAAGCACCTCGCCCCACCACGCTCATCCTCATCACCGCCGGATCGTTCTTGAACCGCGCCGGCTCGAACAGGAACTCCCTTGCCCGCCCGTTCCTCACACCACCCCCAAAAACAAAAGCGGCCCAGGTCAGGTCCGGCAGCGCGTTCGGGCGCTTCGTCCTGCTGCGAGGCAGAGACCGCCGAAACCTGACCCGGACCGCGTCTCTCCGCCTCGCCCCCACAGCATGTGCCCGCAGCACGCGCGCGTCAAGCCCGCGTTTTCTTCCCCGGATTTTCTGCGCCATGCCTGTCACCACGTTTATCCCGACAGCAAGATCCCCGTGGGGGGCGGGCCCCCCTTCGCGCGCACGCTGCACGCACGCACGCACGCCCATGCTCGCGCGTGCAGCGTCAAAACACCCACCCGTAACACCATGCGCGCACACGATATGCACGCGCGTCGGGTTGCCACAATGCTGGGAGGGAGTGTAAAGAATACCGACACTATGTGTGGTACGGCTAGGGGTGCGCGTGATGGCGGTCTAGCCTGGCTGTGCCGTGATGTCGGGCGGGCGTGGTGCTGGAGGCGTGCGGTGGCTGGTCGCGTCTTCTGCGCTAAGCCTTGGTAGCTTCCTTGGGTATGTGGGAGGCCATGGGAGACGGTCCTCCTGCTTCCGCCGTCCACCAGACGAGGCCGCTCGGGCGGCTGGGCTTACTTGACTCGGCTACACCAGCCCGCTCTCTGACCTCTTGGGCTTGCGGGATGCGTCGGTCTACCTTGCACTTTGCCTGCCGCCCGGCCAGGCTCACAGCCCTAAGTGCTTGCCTTGCGGTGGCCCCTTGACTGGCACACCCACTGCATACATACTGTGAGTGACGGCAATGGAGCCGTCGGGAACTGCGGAGGATACGATGAAGAAGCTGGTGCCGATGAAGCCAGAGACGATCCTGCGGCGGGCATCCGAACGCAGGAACGAGAGCGCGAGCAGAAGGGCCTACCTGATACAAAGGCTGAGAGATAGTGCCGAGCGCGATGGCGCGGATTCCATTTGGGTCGAGATGCTAGCCGAGCTGGTGCAGTCATGACCGCGCCCTGTCGCTGCGGCCAGCATCAGATTGACCCGCCCGCCGCTTTCTTTGGCGAGGGCGGCAGCGTCCACGGGCCGAAGTTCTGCACCGACTCGCTAGGCCACACGATTCCAGGAGTCGTGACCGCGCGCAAGCGTTACCAGGTCGAGATGCAGGGTGGATGGACGATGGAGGTCCAGGCCGCAAACGCGGCGGAGGCGATGGCCAAGGCAGACCGCTCGCAGCGGCTGGCGGATCACCCGGACCGAGCGGTGCGAACCTTTGAGAGCATGGCCGAGGTGACGCGGGCCTATTCCCGCGTCGGGATCTGCGGAGGATGAGATGAGCGGACAGGAACAGAGAATGGCGCGGACGGTGGACGACGCTTGCGGTAATGGCATCTCGGCTGGTGCGACGGTGCAAGGCTTCGGGCTGGCGAATGCGGGCCGATACGCGACCGTGGTCGAAGTCGGGCGCACTCGCGGCCGGCTGCTGCTGGAGCTTCACTTGACCGGCAAGCGGCAATGGATGTGGGCACGCTACTGGCGGGTCGTGTCATGAGCGGCCCCGAAGTCAATCAGGCGGTAAGGGAATACCTGGAGCACACGGGCGGATCGGAGCTTCACCAGCTCTGGAACGGGCTGGAGCATCGCGCGACGGTCGCCGAGATTCGAGCGGCGCTCAAGCGACTCAAGGTCAGCGTATGGCGCTCCGTCAACCCCTGGTCGCCACTCGGCAGCATCGGCGGGCAGGCGGTCAAAGCCAGTGGTGAACTAGGCGGCTTCACCCGCACTAGGTTCACCGTCTACAGACTGGAGGCCAAGCCATGACCGCCGACCTCGGGCTGCTCGAATACGCGCCCTGCCTGCTGTGGCTCGGCCTGGTGGCGCTGCCCGTGGCGCTGGTGGCGCTGCTGAACCTGCGGCGGATCGGCCGCAATCGCTGGTAAGGGAGATGGTGATGGACTTCGAGGCAATCGACCGCGAAATGTCATGCTGGGTAGTGACTAACCTGCGGGACGGGACAAGGTTCTACATCGCCGACAATGAGTCCGAGACAGCAACCGACATCTGGAGCCGTGCCAAGCGTTTCCGCTGGCACGATCAGGCACAGCGGGCCGCATCCGAAGCGAATCGGTCGATGTTCTCTGGCTGGGCCGCAATCAGCGTCCCGCAGGCCATGAACCAGCGCTAACGGCCAGCGCGCAGCCGACGATGCGCGCACATGGGAGACTGCCAACATGACGACCACCGAAGCAGCCGCAGAGATTCGCGCTCAACTGAAGCGCAAAGGGTGGACTTCTCGCCAGGTATCGGTCCGCGCGGAGCAGTTCTCGATGGGCTCAGCAATCAACGTGCTGGTCAAGGACCCGGCGGTGCCGCTGCAGCCAGTCAGGGATGCCGCGGAACCCCATGAGCACATCCGCAGATGTGAGGTCACGGGAGAGATTCTGGGTGGAGGGAACCGCTACCTCTCCGTCCGGTACTCCAGCGAGGCGCTGGAAGTGATCGGCCGTCGCTACGCCGACGCCGTACAGCGAGCCGTTAACCAAGCCTCGGGCACCAGTCTGATCCCGGTGGAGGGGACCGAATTTTTCGTCGGCTTGCCCCCCGAGTACCAACACCAGAACAGCATGCGGATTACCTTGTGGCGCGGCGACGGTTACGTGACCGATTGCTACACGGTTGAGGCGGCAGCTCAGGTGATCGGCCAGACGCTCAACCGTTAGCCTCAAGCGTCCGGGTGGACTTCCCATCCCGCAAGCGTGCTCGGTCGCCGCAGCGGCCCGCACGGCCCGGACTAGCGCTTCGTGTGCTGCTTGATCTTCCTCACGCCATCGACCACTCGCTCCTTGGCGGTACGGAGGCGAGAGGCCAGTTCCTTGGCCCCGCCGGTCAGATCCTCAAGCGGTTTGATGAGCGTTCGCTTCTTGCGGGTGTAGGTGGGGCTCGGGATGCGGCGTGCGGTGGGCATCAGCGGGTCCTCCACGATCCGATCCAGCGCCAGAGTCGGGACTTCCATGCGCGAGAGCGTTTGGCCATCACGCAATCCTGCCGAGTCGCTTCTGACGCTCACGTATGCGGTCCATCTCATCAAGTGCGCCTTCCTGCGCTTCTAATGCCGCGTCTTTCGCGGACTGCCTGAATCTCGGCTTTGGACGGCGGAGCTTGGGCAGCGGCGGACCCTTGGCGGCTTCCTTGAGCGAGCGTTTCGGTAGTCTGGCCATCACTTCTCCTGCTGGACGTAGGTGAGGAACATTGTGGCCTTGCGTCGCAGCCATGCCACCTTGCCGTAGAGGCGATTGCACTCTCGGCACCGTCTACCGTTGCGCTTGGTACGCCACTTGGCTGTGTTATCGGGCGTGAACTCATGGCCGCGGAGGCAATGCGTTTTATGGGCGTTGCGCGATGGCGGCGAGTCTCCGCGCAGCGCGTTGACACCCATCGTTACCGGATCCATGTGGGCTGGGTTGACGCAGGATTTCGTCCGACAGAGGTGGTCGATGGTTAGTCCGTTTGGGATCGGCCCGATCAATGCCTCGTAAAGCAGGCGATGGGCCAGGAAAACACGTGAACCGATCCTGTATTGACCGTAGCCGGAGTTTTTCACGCTACGCATCCACAGCCAGCAACCGGTGTTCGGCTCGGGAACGAACCAGTCGCCGAGTTTATCAAGCCAATCCGCACGGGTGATAGGCACGCTGAAAGTTCGGGTGGAATAGAAGTTCGTCATTGGGCTCTAAGATCTAGAATTGGGGCGGGCGCAATTGAATCTGGGAGCGACTTCGATGCCACATTGGACCAGCCCGACTGATTGCCTGCGTCATCCGTCGTTCTGATGACAAACCAGTAGACCCGCCCGGTCAGGAACCCACCCGTCGGGGCCACGTCGAAGCTCTGGAGGCTGCCGGGAGCGAGTGGTGCCGGCTCGCCTGAGGCCTGAGAAGCCGAGGCCCACCATGAGGCTTTCGCCGTGGCTGAGGCCGTGTCGGGACGAGCCGACGAGTAGCGGACGTCGTAGCTCGTGGCGGTCCCTGACAAACTGTCATCTCCGGGCGCGGTCCATGTGAGCCGGATGGATGCGACCTGGGCATGGAGCTGGACCGGGACGGTGGCGAGCAGGATCACGACCAGTGCGGCGAGCAGGACGACGAACGCGAGCAGCAGGCTATGACGCTTTGTCATGCGACCCCCGTATTTCGCTCAGGACAGTCCGGCAACCCGTACCGGCACGATTGCCGAGGCGAGGCTCGTTCATGGCTCCTTGGCGAAGCCAGGCCAATTGGCACCCCATTCACGCCGCGCGCGCCCGCCTCCGTCTCGCATAGTCCCGATGGTAGACCCGCCAGCAGGAGGCGCACCAGCCGTTCCTGTGCCCCTCCCGGGGGCGGTAGGACTGGCAGCGGCCGCACCACTGGGTCTTGCGCTCACGAGCTTGGCAGTGGGTGCGATAATGCCCGGGCTTGCCGCAGCGGGTGCAGCGTGGCTCGCGCATGAGCGCAGGATAGGACGGGGGCGGTTGGAGTGCAAGGACTATTTGTGTTGTTATTTTCCCCTTGACAGGTTGGCCGGCGCTGGTCTACGCTGTTCGTGAGGTTGAGCGACACCCCCGACTAGATCGTCATAAAGCGCAAGTAGCCGCCGTGCGTCTCGCAACGCTACACCGTGCAGTCCGCCTCGCTCGCGTGGGGCGCGCTGCGGTAACCCCAAGTGAATGGACTTGGCATGGTGGATGCAGCTTGGGAGCCGCAGCGGTTAGCGAATGACGGGGGCCTTGCTAGCGGGCACCCGACCACGGAGCGAGGGAAACGATGAGCAAGGTTCTAACGACACTCGACTGCGGCTGCGCGATCATGGACAACGGTCACCGGGCTATGTGCCCGACCTGCGAAGCTGGTCCCCGGCCCGACCACGGCCGCGAGCTTGCGCTGCGCCTCGTCTCTGACCGAATCGAGAGCGCCGAGAAGATCGTAGACGCCGTGCGCCAGCATCTCGACCACGATGACAGCGGGTTGGGATCGTGGAGCGTGGAGCACGATGTCCACTGCCGGTGGCTGCGGAAGCGCTGCGACTGCGGTCTCCTCGGAACGCTCGACAAGCTGCGCGACGCATGCACCGACTTGGGCGAGGCGCGGAAGCAGATCGCCGTCATCGTGAAGGCCAGCCAGTGAGTCCCGACGAACGCTACCAGCGCATGGTCCAAGCCCGCCGCGAGGAGTGGAACGTCGCCCCATCGCCCTGCACCCGGCTCAACGCGGGCGTTGATACGATGGTGGACATGCTGTGCAACGAGATGCAGGACCGATTCCGGATCGACGCGAGACTCGCTGCGATCCGAGAGAGGACTGACCAATGAGACAGATCCACGTGCTTCTCACCCTGACCGATGAGGATGCCGCAGCCCTCACCTTCGCCGGAACCAGCGCCGACCAGTTCGTTCAGGCCATCCGCAAGCGGTGGGCGTTCGAGAAGCGCAACGCGCAGGAGATGTACGCGGCGCATCTCAGCATGAGGCCGGTCGCAGGGAAGGGCTGGTGATGACCCCGTACCCCTACGAACTCGCCACGCCCGAGCAGCGCGCCATCGGCTCGCTCTGGTGGTGCATCCACCACCAGATCAAGCTGGAGCCTCTGACCGAGCCCGTCGAGAACCGCGTAAAGGCCATCCGCGAGACGAAGGCCGCGCACGAGCAGGAGACCCGCCTGCGCGCGATGCGTCCGGTCATTGGTCCGATCCCCGAGCCGGTGCAGCAGGCGTCCGCGGCGTACTGGCAGGCGTCCGCGGCGTGCCAGCAGGCGGACGCGGCGTGCCAGCAGGCGTCCGCGGCGTGGCAGCAGGCGTACGCGGCGTACTGGCAGGCGTACGCGGCGTGGCAGCAGGCGGACACGGCGTGCCAGCAGGCGGACGCGGCGTACCAGCAGGCGTCCGCGGCGTGGCAGCAGGCGTACGCGGCGTACTGGCAGGCGTACGCGGCGTGGCAGCAGGCGCTGGCAGGCCACGCCACCGAGGTTGACGCCTTGTTCGCGGTCGAGTGCGCCGATGTCCAGTGGGGGCCGGAGGGGCTCGTGTTCCCGAAACCGGAGCGAGCATGACCTTCTCTCGTCTGGCGCTGGCGATGCTCGCGGGTGCGGTGGTACTGGCGTTCTGCTTCGTTCTGCTGCTGGTGTGGGCCAGAACATGAAACTGCTGATACCGTTCGTAGTAGTGGCCCTGTTATGGCTACTGGGGGTGGGTTTCGTCGGCTGGCTGCTGTGGACGCTGGTGACAGCCCTAGTTTCATGGCTGGGCCGGCACTGATAGGAGGCTCGATGCCACGGAAAACCGATAACCCGCTGGTGTCAATCAGGCGCAAGGCCGGCTACTCCAGCGCCGAGAAGGCGGCCAAGGCCATGGGGATCTCGCGGGTGCACCTCGCCCAGATCGAAGCCGGGCAGGGAGAGCCCTCCTGGGCGCTGATCGCCCGCATGATCGGCCTCTACCACGTCTCGGAGAAGTTCCTGCGCTTTCAGATCCGCAAGGCCCGGCGAGGGGCCTTGAAGAGAAAGCTGGCCAGGACATGAGATTCTTCCGGGCCGAATGGAGGCCAGGTGAGAGGTTTCGCGTCTACGGGGGCAGCGCACGTAACGATTGCCGAATCTACACTCGGGAGAGCGACTCAGATGCCGTTGGGAACCCAACCAAGATCGTCGGGCGACATGATGAGCTGGAGAAGTATGCCCATGAACTCAATATCCTAGTCGGCTACAAAGGACCGCTAGAAGATGAAGAGGTGACATGAGCCTGAGAGAAGAGCTGGCGGCCCGCCTCGTCGGGATACTCAACAGCACCGTCGTCCACACCGAGACTACCCCGGACGCTAGCCTGCGCCGGAGCCGCCACGAGACTGATCGGCCCCGAGGACAAAAGCGTGTCCCCGACGACTTGGGGGCAATGGGCGCACATCATCGAGACGGGACCGCTGATCCTCGCCCCCGACGATTGGAAGCCATGAACAGGCCACCGCCCATCGTGTCCTTGTCCGGCGACGATGCTTTGCACGCCAGAGCCGAAAGCTACAACAGGCGGCTGGGCCTGCTGCGGGACGCGGAAGAGGACAGGGACAATGCCTACGCGTGGAATCACCGTGAACGCTTTGGCACAGGTTTTTTCGCCCAGACCAAACCCCCGGTGCCGGTGGTCGGAAGCCACGTGGAAACGTTACGGTCCGAGCTGATCCGCGAGCGAGCCGAAATCGCCGCGCTCGCCAACGGGAGTCTGAAGCCTTGACACCCCGCCCATCAGGATACATACTCTTTTCAGAGCGGCCGCCGAAAGGGACGATAGGGGGGACCTTCGCACCGAGTAGGCGGCCGCAGGGGGTCAACATGAACGAGGCGTGTGTGGACTGCGGCGAGCGGGGCCTGCTGGATCGTGAGCAGGTCTGCGCGTCATGTCGCACCGAGCGCGGGCTGGACCAGGACGAGCACTATGCGGAGGAAGCATGAGCAACCCGCTGTGCAGGATTCACAGCACCGAGATGGCGGTCAGCAAGTTCGGCGGCTTCTTCTGCCGCCAACAGCTGGACGACGAAACCTATTGTACCGAGAAGATCCGCCCGCCCAAACCCACGTCCATCGCCCCCGCCACCAGCCTTCTCCCTAAAAGCGACTCTAACGGCCTGATCGCCGCCGCGGCCCTTCACCTGGCTGCGGAACTCTGCAAAGGGGCGGGGCCGGAGATGGCGGACTCGGCGATTGCGGTGGCGGTCAAGGCCTACTCGGCGATGAAGGCGGTCTCATGAGTCCTGCGCCCCAGGAGCACCTTTCCACCGTCGTCGCCTCCAGTGGGACCGGGGATGCGACCGCCCCCGTCCGCGCCCTGCTGGAGTACGGGCTCCGAAAGAAACTAGCGGCTGAAGTCGATACCCGGGAGCCCGGAGTCCATGTCTCTCAGGCCGGCAAGTGCCCGAGGCAGGTGTTCTTTTCGCTCACCGGAGTACCGAAAACCGAAGCCCTGACGCTCGACTCCTACATGACCTTGAGACTCGGCAACAAGGCCGAGGAACTCTACTTGGACTTGCTGACGGCGGCCGGCGTCACCATCCTGACCCAGCAGCGCGTCGAGCTGGAGCATGACGGAGAGACGATCCACGGGACCCTGGACCTGCTGATCGAAGTCCCGGAGGAGGTCCGGGCCTTGATCCCCGGGCTGGACCCGAGAGAGCTGTGGGAGATTAAAACCAAGAACAGCCGAGCTCTGGGGTGGATCTTGAAGCGTGGCGGGCCGGACGCCGAGGATGGCTACGTCAAGCAGCTCCGGGGATATCTCCACGCCGCGGACAGCGGCCAGATTCCCAAGCCCACCCATGCGAGGGGTCGTCTCGTCTATACCGCTGTCGGAGCGACCAAGGGAGAGCCCCTGTTCCATGCCTGGTTCGTGCCCTACGACCTGGACGAAGCGAAGAAAGACCTCGTGTTCCTGAGTCAGGCGATGAAGGGAGCGAGAGCGGGATCGGACCCCGGCATCCCGGAAGCGTACAAGTCGTGCCCAAACTGGCCTTGCGGATACTGCGACCATAAGCGTCTGTGCTTCCCAAAGAATGGAGCGAGAAAGTGAGTCAGCGGGACGCGGTCTGCTCGTCCTTCATCTACGACACCGGGGCGGCAGCCGTGGTGGCTCAGTGGCTTCGGGATAACAGCGACCGCCCGGTAGTCACGTTCGACGGCGATAACGGAACTTACGGAGTCTGGGGGCACATCCGTGGCGGGCACCCCATCGAAACGACGATGTGGATGGATGACGAGCTTGTCCCCAATCTATCCGATAGGCTTGTCGCCCTGATCGCCGAGCGCAAAGACGACCCAAGAATCGGCAGGTTTGAAATCATGCTGCGCTCAGAGGACTGGGAGTTGGCGACCGTAACCTACCGATTCGACAACGGAGCCAAGTATGCCCGCGATCCAGAACATCTTTTCCCTACCAAGGAGCCCAAGTGCCCAGCCTGATTGAACGCCTCGCTGAAATCCGCCAGCTCCAAGGCCGCGAGCCGATAGACGGAAGCCGTATCGAGGGAGCGCCAGGCCCCACCCCGCCACCGCCCATCTTCGAGCCTGCCACCGTGACCGAGCCCGATGAGTTCGAGGAACTCGCAGAACCCGAAACCCACATGAGCCCGCTGGTCGCCGCGGCCCAGCCCAAGCCAGAGACAGCTAAGGAGTTTATCGCTCGGCACCCAGAGTTCGAGAGGATACCCAACCCACCCCTAGAACTCTGCGTATTCGACACCGAAGCCGCGTTTCAGGGCCGCGGGGTGAACCTGACCGAGATGGAGAAGCGCCAGGTCACAGGGATCGTCCTGAGAGCCCTCCAGCGGGTCGTTCGGGAGCAACTGGCGTCTTTGGTCAAACTGACCCCGAAACGGGCCAGGCGGGCGTTGAAAGCTCTGAACGCAAGGACGGTGGCTCCAGCGACGGCCAGCGAATCACCAGAACCTGTCAGGAAGAAGCGGGGACGGCCGAGAGGCAGCCTGTTGGGGAAGAAGTCCTAGTCGGATTTTTACCCGATTTTTGTGCGGGGTACCGAGCAAATGCACAAGTTCGACTGCTCCTGGGACTGGCGGATATGGGTCGTTGGGCTGATCTTGCCGCATGGCGGGATGGTGGTCTGGAGCCTGTCCCTGGGGCCGCTGCGGATTTCGTTCTGGCCGCTGGCGACGAAGCACCCTGTCTTTTGAGTGAAGGCTGCGGGAGCGACGGGGGCGCTGTTACAGGGGATGGCGCTACCCGGCCCGCAGCCGAGGGAGGAGGATGAGATGAAGGTTGCGAAGGTGATCTACGCGCTGCCGGGTGGGGACTTCTGCGATTACCGTGGCAAGCGGGTTGACCCGGCGACGCTTGTCCCCGAAAGAGACTGGCGCGAGGACCTGACCACCGAGGCGCTGGAGGATGACCAGCCGGTGGGCGAAGACACCGTGCCGGAGCCCGTCTGGACGCCGCGACACCTCGGCGCGGTCCTGCGCGCGTTTCAGCCCGCGAGGACCCGATGACCGCCCCGCTCGACCTCGCGGCGATGGTTGCTCGGCTCCGCATGGAGTTGGTCGCGTTCAACGCAGACATGAAGCTTGTGCCAGTTCCGTTTCACATGACGCTCGGTGAGTTGCGGGCACTGTTGGACGCTGCTGACCGCTGCGAGGCGGCGGAGCGGGAGCGAGATGAGGCCCGCGCGACGAAAGACATGCACAAGGAACGACAGGAGAAAGAGATTACGCGCGCGCTGGCCATCGAAGCATCCGCTGCGGCGATGCGGGCGGCGCTGGAGAAGTGTGACGGGAAGTTCAAGTCTCTGGGGCAGGTGGGAGCTAAGGACCGCAGCCTGCTAGTAATCCTTGACGAAGTGCTGGAAATCATGTGCGACGGCAGAGAGATCGCCGGCCCGGCCCTCGCCTCCGATGGCTCCCGCGCGGCGGAGGTGCTCAAGGCGGCGGCAGCGCTTCAGCATCAATGCGACATCCCAGTAGAGGACTACCGTAAATGGGGTGGGTCGTTCGACGGACCGATTGCCCGCGATTTGATTTGCGGCGTACTCGCCGCCGTGGCGAAGTGGAAGGAGGCGCGGACGTGAGCCACGCCATCATCGTTTTCGTCGGGGGTGGGAAGTTGGACGGATGCGAGCGCGCCATTCCCGACGCGGAACCTCCGCCATTCTACGTTGTCCCACGGCTACGCCGACTTTCTCCGATGCTGGCCGAGACGGAAGCCGACGTGACTACGGCGCGGCAGGACACCGTCTTCAAGCGCGGGTATCAGGATGATCGTGGCCGCTGGAAATACCACGAGGTGCGTCGTGACCGCTGACGCCCCCTCGCCCAGCACGAAGCCCAGCACGCACGCCGCCATCGCGCGGGAGTGGCTAGGATCGCTCGCGACAATGCCGGGAGCCCCGGAGTGGGACGGCTGGGAAAACTGCGTAGACAACCTCGCCGCGAAGTTCGAGGAGATCGAGCGCGCCGCCACGGAGAGGGAGCGGGAGCGGGCGGCGAAGTTGGTTTTGTGCGCCCGGGCCGTGCCAGAGATAGCGAACAACTGGTGGTTCGGCGAACGCGCAAAGCTCGCCGCCGCCATTCGGAGAGAGCCATGAGCCCAATGAAAGTCATGCACGGCCCCGATGATGAATGTCATTGCTGTAACGTCTCCCAAGAAGCTCTTGCCGCCGCCACGGAGCGCGCCGAACGGGCGGAGGCGCGGGAGGCGGAGCTAAGGGCGGCGCTGGAGACGGCTCGAGAGTGGGCAGACCGCATCCACGGGGATGAGCGCGTATGCGGCTGGGTCCACGGCGAAGACTACGGGCTCTATTGCCTGCTGGCGGATTGCCCAGTTGACTTCAACGCCGCCCTCGCCGCATCCACGGACGCCGCCGGCTGGCTTGCTGCCGAGCGCGAGCGCGTCGTGCAAGAGACGCGGGAGGCGTGCGCCAAAGTGGCGGAGGGCGGCGGATTCCTGCACGACGATGCTCCGTCCGCGAGGTTCGGCAAGGATTGCGCTGCTGCGATACGACGGGCGATGCCATGATGGCGGACAAGGAAGGCGCACGGCCCGGACCGGCCATCAATCGCAGGAGGCACCGATTCGTGACGCAGACAAATACGATATACGTGGACATCATCGACACCGCCCGCGAGAAGCCGGAAGGGAAGTGGATAGCGCGAGTATGGAGCCGGGTGGAGGCGAGCGAGATCATCCGCTTACTGAACCGGCACTCAATGACCAAGTTCCTCGGACGTGGAAAGCAAGGAGAGAAGGAGGCGGGGGCCTCGTGAGCGTACTAACGGTCGATCAAGCCAGGTCCGAATACATGGAACTGCGGCGGATCATGTGCTCCCGGGAGATGAACAGCGATGCCCGATGGGAGCGGCTGATCGAGGCGGCGTTCTACCTCACGTTGCGCGTGCCGGGATGCTTCTCCAGCATAGGCCAGGCCCTAATCCTTGAGGCCGAAAAGCGCCGAGAGTGGTGGTGGAGAAACTGCGCCCGCCCCGCTGCGGGCACCGAGGGAGGACGCACATGACCGGATGGCAATGCCCCGGATGCGGACGGTGCTACTCGGCGTTCCAGATGGTCTGTAACTTCTGCGGACCGCGCACGACGCTGGCGAGCGGCACAACCTGCCAGCATATCTGGAGCAACGACAGTGGGCCGACGCGCTGCATCATGTGCGGGCTGCTCGCGCCCCTTACCCCGCCGCCGACGATTACGTGCGGCACCGAGGGAGAACGAGATGAGTGAGCGAACGCAAACCAAGGGAGATCGCATGGCCACGAATAAGAAAGAGCGACCAGTCATCGTCACTACCGCCCATCGTGGCGTGTTCTTCGGCTACGCCACCGACACCGATGGCGAGATCATCAAGCTCCGAGACGGCCGGCTCTGCGTCTACTGGTCCACCGACTGCAAGGGCTTCATGGGCCTCGCCGCCAACGGTCCGACCGCCTCGTGCCGCATCGGTCCGCCCGCTGACATCACGCTCCGCAGCATCACCGCCGTCATGGAAGTCACCTCGGAGGCTGTCGCCAAATGGCTCGCCGCGCCGTGGAAGTAGAACGGACCCCGTGGGCGGCGCTATTGCTGCACGTCGGGGCCTGCACCGAGGCCATCGCCTGGGTGGGACGCAAGAACATCTCGGCGCGGGAACTGGCCGAGTGTCCGCGCAATGACTGGCTCAACTGGCTGGCCGCGAAGGCGAGAACCCGACCGAATGCCTCCTGGGGCGACTGGGTTGATCGCCTGGCCAAGATGCTCTCCGGGGACGGGTACGGGGACGGGTCCGGGGCCGGGTACGGGTACGGGGACGGGTCCGGGGACGGGTACGGGGACGGGTACGGGGACGGGTC